GGCCGATCCGCAATTCGTCGAGAATGCCAAGGCGATGGCCCAGGGCATCGCCGGTGCATTCCAGATCATCGTCGACAGCGTCAATGCGGTCACCACGGCGATGCGGTGGCTGGACACGGTGGCGGGCGACATTCTCTATGCCGTTGCCCCTCCCGATCCCGAGGCGGTCAAGCGCTGGGAGGAGTTCCGCAAACAGCTCCCCGGCAACGGGCTGAGCCCCAGCGCGTTCGACCGGCGCTGGACGCTGCCCCCCACCCGAACCGACAAGGAAGACACGCCTCCCGACGACACGTTCGACTGGTCGGGCATCGAGCGTGATCAGAAAGCCGCCGACGCTACTGAACGGAAGCGCGAGGCGTTGAGGAGTCTTATCCAGCAACTCGAGCTGGAGCGCGACCTTGAGCGCGAGAGCGATCCTGTCAAAAGGGAAATGATTAGGTTGCGCGAGATCCTTTCCGCCGCGACCCAGAAAGAGAAAACAGACATTGAGAACCTCATTCGTACCAAGCTGCGCGAGGCCGAGGCGAATGCCGATTTGCGCGAATACACCGACATCCTGAAAGGCTCGGTTTCCAGCCTGGCGATGGCCGTGCGGAACGACGAGAACGTCTGGGATGCCTTGGCCGACAACGCGCTGCGGGCGCTCGACCGGATCACGGACAAGCTGCTCAACGAGGTGCTCGACGCAGTTTTCAAAGTCAATTCCGCCACGGGCGGCGGTGGCGGCGGCTTGCTCGGCGGCCTGTTCGGGAGCCTGTTCGGCGGCGGCGGCTCGTCGTCCCTGTTCTCGGGCTTCTACGCCCAGGGCGGCCTCATCCCGGATGGCACTTTCGGAATCGTCGGCGAGCGCGGTCCGGAGCCCGTCATCGGCACCTCGCGCGGCGCGATGGTGCTGCCCAACGCCTCCCTGCGCGGCGGCCTTGGCGGCGGCGGCACGGAAGTCAACATCTATAACAGTTCCGGCGGTGACGTGCGTGAGGAGCGGCGCCGGGATGGTGACGGCCGCGAAATCATCGACATCATCATCGAGCGGGTCAAACAGGACTTTGCCACAGGCGGCTTCGACCAGGCGCAGGCGGCCCGCTTCGGCGTCAGTCCGAGCAAGGTGCGGCGATGACGGCGGCATGGCCAGCTTCCCTGCCGACGGAGTGCGATCGGCATTCCTATCAGGAGATGCCGCAGATGGCCGTCGCGACCTTCGAGCCGGAGGTCGGCCCGCCGATCGGCCGCCGCCGGAGCACAGTCCAGCTTTCCACCGTGACCTTCGCCTTCGTCCTGACCACCACGCAGGTCCAGATCTTCGAGGCCTTCGTGCAAGACGATCTCGCCGGCGGCGTGCTGCCTTTCACCATCACCCATCCGCGCAGGGGCACCATGGTGACCGCGCAGCTAGCGGGTGAGGCGCCTTACCGGATCGCGCTCTTCGCGCCCGGCGCGTGGACGGTCACCTTCTCCGCGCTCGTGAAGGAGGTCACGTGACCGACCGACGCGAGATCCCGCTGGAGATCGCCCGCGCGCTCGAGCAGCCGGAGACCGCGGAGGTCGTGCTGCTCTTCTTGCGGATAGCTCATAAACAGCTTCCGGTGGACCTGCTGATCGTCTCCGATCCGGCTGACTACATCCTCGACGGCGAGACGTGGCGCGGCTTTGATTTTGACCTGCGGCTACTCTCGGACACGGACCAGCCGCCGCGCACCGAGCTCACGGTGCAGAACGTCGATCGCCGCGTCGGCGAGGCAATCCTGGCAATGGACGGACCCGCGCGCCTTGACATCGATGTGATCGCGGCCAGTCAATTCGATCTGACGGCCGAGCCGAGGGTGGCCATCGCCGGCACCGTGGAGCGGATGTACTCCGCGCGCCACCTTGCCCTGGTCGACGTCCGCGGCGACGTGCTGCAGCTTACCGGCACGGTCCGCTCCTGGGACTACAGTCAGGAGGCCTGGCCATCGATGCGGGCCACCCAGGATCATTTCCCGGGGCTCTACCTATGATTTCCGCCAAGACCATCGCACCGAGCCACTGGACGACGGCCTATGTCGGACTGCCGTGGCAGGACGGCGGTCGCGGCGTCGATGGCGTCGACTGCTGGGGGCTCGTGCGGATCGTCTACGCGCGCGAGCTCGGAATAGATCTGCCGTCCTATGGCGACACGCCGGCGAGTAGCCTGATCGCGGCGGCTCGCGCGATCACCGCCGGAAAGGACAGCGAGGACTGGGTGAAGGTCGCAAGCGGCCTTCAAAGGCCTTTCGACGTCTGCGTGATGCGCCTGTGCGGAAATCGTGTCACCGGCCATGTCGGCGTAATGATCGACCAGTTCAATCTCTTGCACGTGGAGGCCGCGACGGACGTGGCCATCGTCCCGATCACCCACTTCACAGTCCGGGAGAGGATCGCATGCTTCAGACGTCACCGGCACGCGAAGCACATATAGCCACGATCTGGCGCGAGCCCTTCGCGCTGGGATCGCCGCAGGTGGATTACTGGCCACAGGGGCTGACGATCGCCGAGATCGTAGCACGGGCAGGCTGTCTGCCGGCGGACTTCGCTGCGCGTGGGGTGGTCACGATCGACGGTCATCCGGTGCCGCGCTCTATGTGGAAGCACATACGCCCCAAGGCGGCCCCGCGCGGCCGCATGATCCACATGACCTTCCACGCGCCGGTGCGCGATGGCGGACGCGGCGGGAAGCAGATCCTGGCCGTGGTCGCCGCCGTCGCGCTGTCATTCGCGACAGCCGGAATTGCCTCGGGTGGCATCCCCGCGCTCGGGATCGCGGGGGGAACGCTCGGCGCCAAGCTCATCGCCACGAGTGTCGGTATCGTCGGCTCGCTTGTGATTTCAGCCGTGACCGCTCCTCCGACACGCGGGGCCAGCGGGGTGCAGGCGACGGACGGGCGGGTGTCGCTTGAGCCGGCATCCGTCTCCGGCAATATTCTCCAGCCGGGTGCGTCGGTGCCGCGCGTGATCGGCACGCGGCGGGTCTTCCCACCCTTCGCCTCGCGGCCGATTGTCGAATATGTCGGGCAGGACGAGATCGCCGAGGCGGTCCACGTGCTGGCCGGACCGCACCGTCTCGCCGATATCCGCCTCGGCGAGACGGCGTGGGACGGATCGGCAAGCGGAGAAAGCGACGCCGGCCTTGAGGTAGAGATCCGACAGGGTCTGGCCGGCGAGCCGTCGCCGGTGCTCGTCGGACGCGTCGGACGCACCGACGATCTCGGCGTCCAGATGTCCGTCCACTCGGTCAGCCCCGAAAATATGATGATAGCTGACGGCAAGGGGCCAGTTTATCACGGGATGGCATCGATTGACGGGCCCGACGAGGTGTGGATCCACTTCGTGGTCGCGGGCATCCTGCGACAGGACGCCCTGACCGACAAGCTGCGGGTGCCGCTGCGGATCCGGATGAGGCGCCGCGGGGATGTCGACTGGCGGCTCCTGCCGGAGCTGCACTACATGGACTGCACGCAGGCTCCGCGCCGGGTGCAAATAAAAATGCTCTTCGGCGATCCGCTGACCAGCAATCCGGTGCCGCCGCCGGCCGGTCGCGGCTTTGTCGAGGCGCGCAAGGCGGTGCCGGCCCAGACACTTTCGCCGGGCGGCGGAGGATGGTCGGCCGATGGCTATTTTTCAGCCGGCGCCGGCGGCGATGTGCTCCGTACGGACACAGCGGGCACAAGCAATGTCCGGAACATCAACCTGCAGCCGGATACCGTCACCCTTTATCTTGATCGGACCGCCTGGCCCGCCGGAGTTTACGAGATAGAGGTGATACGCGGCTCCACCTTCCGGAGCGCGCTCTTCACATCGGACAGCTATTCCTATTCCGGGGCGGTGTGGGACTTCTTCGGCACCCATGACGGCCGCACCTTGCCTTTGTCGCGCGAGGGACTGCTCGACACCGTGACGCTGCGCCGGGCCGTCTCCATCCAGCGCCGCCTCCCGGTGACCCGCCGTGACGTCTCTCTGATCTCGATCCGGGCGCGCAACAGGGCCTTGGGGCAGCTCTCGGTCCTTGCTTCCGGCCTCGTGCGCGACCTCGGCGGTTTCACCGTCCCGACCACGCCGCCCGTGACGGTCTCCGCGGTCGCCGAAATCGCAAGCGGCCTTCTAGCCAAGTCCGCGCAGGCGGCCTTCCTGTGTGATGTCAGACTCCCTGTGACGCCGGCGCCAGGATCGGTGCTTTGGGAGGATGGCGTGCTGGACTCGGGCTCGGCCCTTTACGTCGATGATCGGGCCCGCCTCGTTTTGCGTGCCGGCAGGGGAGATGCCGCCATACAGGCCTCCACGTCCGATACAGCGGTGCTCAAGATCCCGATCGCAATGCTGCCTTTTGATGGCGCCCGCCATGCCGTCGCGTGGGATATCCGTCCGGCGCCGGGACGGTGCCGGCTATGGATCGACAATGTGCTGATCGGCGAGGAGGCGACGACGTCCGGTGGCGCGCTCTGGCTGGAGCAATGGGCCGGCGAGGGAGGCGGCGGCTATCTCCGCGTCAATGGTGCCGGCACCTCGCACGCCGGCGTCGCTTCCGGCGCTGTCTGGTGGAGCGATGCCGTCGGCGCCAGCGCCTTGCGAATCTGGTCCGGGCACTTGCATGACGCCTCGGCCCAGTCCTTCCGGGTCCTCGCCCCGTCGCGCAATCCCGCGCCCTGGCTGCTGGAGACCATGACGGGCCGCTACAACGCAGACCCGATCCCCGCGGACACCGTCGACATGACAGGCATCATCGACTGGCGGCGGGCGTGCTACGCGGCCGGTCACGCCTGTGACATGGTAGCGGAAGGCGAGAGCCTATCCGACCTGCTGAGGATCATCGCGAGCTGCGGCTACGCGCGCCCCTACCAGTCCGAGACATGGGGCGTGATCCGCGACCGGGACCGATCGGCCGACGCGCCGGTGCAGATTTTTTCACCACGCAATACGCGTGGATTTAGCTGGACTAAGGCCTTTGCCCGCACGCCCGCAGGCTTCCGGGTCACCTATCGCGATGCCTCCACCGGATACGGCGAGCGGCAGGTCACGGTCTACCGGGCCGGCGCGATGGGCACAGACATCCGGCTTGAAGAGGTGACCTACGAGGGTCTCGTCGACGAAGGTAAGGTGATAGAGCGGGCGCACTTCGATCTTGCCCAGGCCGAGCACCGGTCGACCTTCTATGACTTAAGCGCGCCGGTCGAGGCGCTGCGCTGCCGGAGAGGCTCACTTGTAGGGGTCGCT